TGGTGATCCATACCGCGGCCCCGCTGCCGAGCCCCATGAGGAGCAGCCGGCACACGAGAAGGCCGCGGCCCCGTAGCCCGGCGTCGCGGAGGATTTTGGTCACCCCGCTTTTGAGCGCGGAACTGGGCGGCGAGCTTGGAACGTTGCCCCGGGGGGGCGCGGTCGATGGCTGCACGTTGTTTGTCGGAGAGTTTGGATTTTCCATCCGTCATGAGATACGTTTCTCGAGTTATTCCTTGTAATCGTGAAAATTGTTGTTGTTTCGTTGTACAGCCGTCCCGGCCCGTGCCATTCCCGGTCCAAAGAAGCCCGGAGCCTCGCGACTCCGTGCACACCTCGCCCCGTGCCTAAATAGGGGAGAGTGACCAGGGTTCACATACCCTACAGCGCCAAGGTAGAACGCTGCCCGAGGGACGCAATCGGGGAAGGGTTGTGTGGCCGCCACCTAGCTATGTCGCAGGCTTGCGGTCTCAGTGAGACAAAGGATAAGCGGTCCGTGGGGTCTAGGCCGACCCATAGACGCCTAGCTCGAGGTCATTTGCAACTGTCATCATGGTGTAGTTCAGGCGCGACAAAAGGATGTCGGCGTTGGGGTCGACGTCGTAGATGGAGACCACGTTCCGTTGCACAGTGCTCAGATCGTCTCCGAGCAATTTGTAGGCGGTCTCTTCGTCGAGTTGGTGCCCCTCGTCGGGGATGTTGTCCATCAGGTTCTCGTAGACGGCGACCAGTTCGGGCACGGCCTCGCTCTCGCGTGCGTACACCTTGGCCTTGCTGCGCACGATGGCGCGGCAGCGGGCCAGGTCGTTCGTCTCTTTCACGTTGCTCAGGGAAATGGGCGATCTAGCAGGATCCGTGTAGCAGACGGCCTCGGGGGCCGGCCCGCGGACGAAGGCGAACTCCATACCGCAGTACGACGCAGTTCCCCAGCAGTCGTCACGGACGGGCGCGAACTTCGGGGTCATGCGGATGTCGAACTGCTTCATCAGCCCGCGATGGCTGGCGGCGCGGGCTTGACAGGCGTACTTGCCGCCGTCGCTCCACGCCACCATGGTGAGCGAATCGTCGCCTTCCAGGCAGGTGTCAACGTGAATGACTCCCCCGTTGACGTGGTCAACGGTCTTGATGTAATGCTGCTTGGTGGTTGAGTCCGAAGTCTCGTTCCACCCTTCTTTGATCCGCTTGCTGTTCACCTGCGCCATGGTCGACATGAACTCGCGCTCGTGGCCGGCGGAGTACGTGAAGGCCATGATGGCAAGGTTGAAGTACCAGTTGCCGACCGATGTGAAACGGTCGCCGGAGTAGCGCTGGCGGGCGAAGTGGATCAGTGCGGGCAGCACGACGTCCTTGCACTTCGAAATCGTCGAAGCGCGTACGTCGGGAAGCCGGGCTTTCAGTGCGGCACGGGTGCGCGATTCCTCGGGCATCCAGTACATCTCCAGGAGGGCGTCGAGGACGGGCTCGAGCAACTCACTGGTCTCGGCGGGAGTCCACCATTTCTCGATGGTGTCCATGGATGAGATGTC